ACCGAGCAAAGCTTGCTCCTTACGGGATAAGTCATAATTGCTAGTAACTTTGTCGTAATCTACGCCTTCAAAATCTTTGTTCAGAACTACCGAGCCATCCTTAACGATTCTGTCAAACGCCATAGGGTTGGCTTTGAGCTGTTCTCTTATGTAAACTCTAGCGGCTTTTTCTGTTTGGGCTTCCTTAGATAAGCCAAGTTTTTTATCAGGGCCAAGATGGTCAGGGCTTAATTCAAAATCCTTTTCCTTAATGATTTGTTTTGCTAAATCTTCAATTTGAATTTCTGGTAACTCCCTGGGGGCTTGGGATTGTTTGGGGTTTATAAATCCTTGGTAGTTCTCTTCCACGTCTTCTTTTGCTTCACCTTCTTCCTTAACTAACTCTGAAGCTTCCCTAGTCGTAGGGAAACTATAAAGGCGACCGTCTTCGCCTCGAGTTATCTCGTATCCTGCGGCCATTTCGGCTTGCAATGTTTTATGGAAAGTGGGATGGTCCTCTGCTTTTAGAATAAGACCTGTGCTAGGAACTCGGCTAGGCCAATGGCCAGTTTCATCTGGCCCTAATCCAGCGTCTCGCGCGGATTTATAATCGTAACGATCTTCACCAAAAGGGTCTTGCGCTGCTTCTGCGACGGCCCTTGAGCTTCCACCAGAGAACTCTTGATCCTCCACTTCTTGAATTCCCTGTTTTTGCCTATCTAATGTACTGCCCCAGACTTCTCCCTTTTCGTCCCAACCTACTGGCGGTTTAATCTTCCCTTCATAATCTTCCTGAATTATTTCTTTCTCTTTCTTGGCCGTAGCGTGCTCCCATTCCGCGTCTTCAAGCTCTCTTGACCTGTCTTCCGAGGTTTGATCTTGCGCCCCGATTGAATCAAGCAATTCTTTGTTGGCTTGTTGCTCTAACTCAGAAAACGGCTCATCCCGCTCGCCTATTTCCAAATTCCCTTTAACTCTTTCTAACTCCGCCACCTCGCCTTGGTTCCGCTTGTAAAGGTCAAAAGGATTTGGCCCCTGGTCTGGGCCATCAACAGTCTTAACTATTGGGATCGCCACTTCTAAACCAACCCCCCTTTTGGTTAAAAAAGAAACTTTTTCGCTAGTTTTCCCGTCAGAGTCCCAGCCTTGGCTCTCTCTATAATCATAGTAAAGGTTTACTGCCTTCCTCAATGAATCAAGTCGGCCAGTTTCTTTAACCCCCCCATCTTTCCTATATAAATAATCTTGGGGTTTAAGCGCAATCACCCTATCCATGTACTTAGATATAAACGCCTCCCTTTTTTCTGTGGGGTTTGGCCTTTTTGTCTCTCTTAGCGCGTTCATTTGGGCAAAAGTTAACGCGCCAATATCATAAATATAATTTGTGTCAGCAACCAACTTATCCCTAACTGCTTTAACAGGGCTAAACTGCTCACCCGACATATAGCGAGCTTTAACGTTACGGGCCATCTGCCTTTCCAAAACCTTAGTCTCTTCTTTCTTGCTAGCAATTTCGGCCTCTATGAATTTTATATCCGAAGCAAAGACAGCTTCCTTGTCTTTAAGGTGGTCGGCTATTTTCTTTTTATCTATCCAACTATAGGCGGGATCAATCTTTAACCGCTTTAGTTCCTCTATAGAAGCGTTGTCTAAAATTTGCGTTTGGGCGTATTCTTGCAACATAGCATCGAGCTTTTCGCTGGCGTCGTCCATGATGCCAAGCTCTTTTAAAAGACTAGCTTGTTCTTCCCAATCCTGTATCAGCCTTGGGATATCGTCGCTCGGACTATTCTCAAGCAGTGTTTTCTGCTGGGCGAAGTAGTCCTGGGTTTTCTTTTGCTGCCCCACCTTGAAAGCCAACGCTGAAAATTTTGGGTAATTGGTAGAAGTCCAAGTTTGGATAGCTTTATTAAGCCCAGCTCGAACCGCAGGGTCATTCCCAGCCTTGTTTGTTAGGTCGGCTTGAATGGCTGCTAGTTTTTGCTGAAGCGTCCCTTCCCATAAGTCAGGGTCTAGCCCCTCATTAATACTTGCGGCCTTAACCTCTTCAATAGCGTTCTGGGCAGCTATCTGAAAGCTCCCTTGTAAGTTTGTAATCTTAAATAACTGCTCCGCAGCTTTCCTCTTCTTCATAGCGGCCTGCCCAGCCTGGAACAAGCTATCGCCCATATTGCCTATCATTTGGTTTGTTCTTAAGCCTTCCTGATTCATAGGCGCGTTAAACAATCCGCCAACTGTCGGGGTCTTTATTTGCGTTCCCGATTGTGGGCTTGGCGTGATAGGGGCTGCCGCAGTATTAGGGCGGGTTTGCTGGAGTCTCTTGACGTTGCTTGCTCGATATGCCATCTCTATGCTTCCTTAATGAATTGGCCTAGCTCAAATAAGTTTTTGCCAATTCCAATTTTAGTTTGAGTGTCCATGTAGCCAGCTTGGTCGCCGTAAAAGTTCGCGCCTTGCAATAAGCTTTTGCTTTTTAACCGCGCTGTCTTCTCAGTCGTTCTTGCCTGATCGCTGGCAATCCGTTTTGCTTGCTTGCCTTCAAACCTTGATACTGCCTCGCGCTTACGGCCCTGGTATTTTTGGACATCGGCGAAATGCTTATTCCAGCTAAAGTTATAATCGCTCACATATTTTTCATAATCTTGAACATTTTGAGCCGACCCTGAATCCACTTGAACACCCGAAGCTCCATAGCTTGCGCGTATCTGCGATATAAAATTATCTTCCTGTCGCTTCTGGTTTCTTGCGTTGAACATATTAAAGTCAAAGGTTGAGTCGGTTTGATCTCGCAGGGCGTCCGCTTCCAATTGCTTTAACTGCGCGTAATATTCGCCCTCCCTTAAATAAGCTCTCGCGTTCTCTCTCGCCACTTCTCTTGTGTACTTCGCCTCGGCAATTGCGGCTCTCTTCTTGCTCTCATAGCCTGATTGTTTGATAACTCCGTCTTTGACCGTCGAATAAAGATCAAGCCCCTTGGCGAAAACCGGCAATAAAGTCGAAAAATCCCAATTACTCATTTTGTTTCCCTAGATATCGTTTGCGTTTAAAGTTCCAGTGATCGCCAACAGCGTGAACGGTAAGGGCTGGTCTTGCTCAATCACAATAAAGCCGTCGCGGTCCCACCCTAAGTTTGAAACTATTTTGTCGCCCGTGAAAAGACCGACCCCAGAATCCATTGCGTCAGCCGAAGAACGGAAAGGGACTTGATCGCCATTGATTTTTACGCCCGTTGAATCTAATAACCGAACGGCTATTTTATTCCAGCGACGTTTGTGGCCTAATGTCGTTCCGCCTTGCATCTGCATTTCTTGTCGAGTCGGCTTAATCGTCGTCGTATATCCCAAACCGATAGACGCAGTTGTAACCGCTTGACTAATCGTAATAGTGCCGTCGCCAGTGCCATCATCTGCCACCACCTGGGCTGGGAACACCGCGTCGTCGCCAACAATTTGAACGCTCGCGCCAACAAGGTGCCTTAAGCCTGTGAAGGTTGATTTTGCTGCCCCCGAATATGTCAAACCACAATCAACATTTATATCGGGATCCATATACTCAATAAAGCGTTTTGTCGCCCCGTTAATCGTTCGTTTCACCACAACCCAAACTTCGTCGCGGTTAGCCGTTGAATGCGGGATGCAAGAAACGCTCTCAAAGGTTCCTTCCGTTGTGTGGCGGTGCCAAGCAATCACTTGATCGCCCCGCAAGTACGTCATGGCGCATAAAGTTCCGTCCGCTCTTACTGCCCAGACGATTGAGTCTTCTTCTTGCTGGTATGTCGTATCGACAAACCCGCCCTCAGTTAAATGCTCCGCCAAAATAGTTAAGTCTCTAGCAATGTAGTTATCCTGGTCGTAGTCATAAACAAACTCACGAAGCTTCCGCCCAGCTCTCTGCAAAAAAAGAACAACGTTTTCGATCTGCACGGGCTCTAGCTTTTTGCTGCCGTAATGCGACTCCGGCACAACCCTTACGTTTGCAGGCGTCAATGCCGCCCCTCCGCCATCCATCTTGAACTCGCCAGAGAGCGTCCCAATCAACAACGACTTTGCAGCGACCAGCCATTGAATGACGTTGACCTGATTTGACGCCAAGGTATATTCAACGCTATCGGCTGCGGCACTGCTGCCCTGGTCCATGTTTTCGTAGTCGCCTGTCTTTGAGCCGTAAATAGTTTGCGGGTTGTTATTCGTTCCAGCCCACATTAAACGCTGCTCAAAAAATGTGACTGAGCCAGGGTTTTTGTCGTTGCCGTCGCTGCCAGTACCCGCCGACCCTCCAGCAAATGTGGAAGGGAAGGTCGAGCCTGTAAAACTGATGTTGGTTAGGGTCCAATTTGTGTGGCCCGAACGAGTCAGTTTTCTTGGGGAATAACTGCGGTGCGCTAAATACAAAGTGTCTGCGCTTTGGGCGTAACTGATCTCGAACAAATCCGCCTCAAGGTAAGGCGTTGCAATTTCGTAAGGAATATTTTGCTTAACAACAACGTCGTCAAGATCAACGGTTGCGTTCGCTTGATGGTTAAAGCCAATATAAGTCGTTGTTGAATCCGCAGTGAAAATAACAGCATGAGAACCAGCAGCGTAAGAGGTTGAAGCTATTATATCGCTCCCGCCTGTCGTCGTGCCTACTAATAAATTTAAAGACCCCCCCGTAACCGTAAAATTAATCTGGTAACGGTTGTCGTCAACTGTAGTCACGCTTTGCTCTGCCCAACCATAATTGGAAGCGTCGGTTGAAACTATATTCATGTGATTGGTGTCGTGCGCGATTGATCCCGACCCAACACTTTTGTCAGTCCAGCCCGTAATATTGCTGGCAAAGGTTCCGTTTGTTATTAAATCCGAACCCGTTACGTCTGTTATCTGCCCCTGGTTTCGATAGAAGCGGATATATTGGTCGCCAAACTCAAGCATATAGGCTTGTGTCGTACTAAATTCAAAGTTAACGAGTCTTACCTGCTTGGTGGAATCCTTAACCTCCGAAACGTAAACCGTTCCGGCGCGTCTGGTAGCTCCGCCCTGTGGGTAGATAGTTGCATTCTCAAGCGTTGTGCAAGCGTTGGCGTACTTCGAGATATCTATGCGCCCATCCAGGCGCGTGCTGATTTCGCCGCTTGAAAAATTAGTTATTAAAGGACTGACTTTAGGCATTTAGATTCCGCGCCTCGATACCGTGTAGCCTGTGTTAGAAAAACGCCCGTCGGTAAATACTTCGCAATACATTTGGTCGGGCGTACCCTCTGCGACTGCATCCATGTAACTTGCTTCCTTCAATCTCTTATCCGCAATCTGATACCACGTTGTCTGCAAATTTAAATCGCCTGTTATCGGATAAGCTAACTCCGCAACTAACCTCGCCTCTAACGCTGAAATAAATAAAGGGGCATAAAGGTTCGGGTCGGTTTCTTGTTTTAAGTAAGTAACGTTAATGCTTTCCGCATCGCTTAAAAGCTTGTCGCCCTCAACCTTATAAGGTTCGCTTAAATATTGGAGGTGAATAATCCTGATACAGTCTGACGGAAGTTGGTATTGGTAACTCCATTCAAAGGCCGGAGCATCGGCAAGCCTCGCTAATGAAGTTCTGGCGATTGCAAAGTTCCAGTTTCGTAGCTGTAATAATTCGTCCCTCACTTCAACATAAAGGTTGTTACAAAGCCTTGCCCTGTCGCTATTGTCAGTTAATGAAGTGATAGAGTCGTCGCCTAACTTTCGTAATGCGTTTGAACAAATTCCGACGATTGAAGCCATAATAATTATCCTTATAAAGAAAGGGAGGCCGAAGCCCCCCGATCAATGTTACTCGCCGCCCACGGTGTAATAGATATGAAAATCCATTGTGTCGCCAGCGACAGTCGTGCCAGCAGCAAGCGATACAGTAATATCGCCAACTCCGGTAAAACTATAGCCGTCGTCGTGGGTGGTTGATTCGTCAAAGAAAGTCTTCGTTCTGGCGGATGAGCCGTCCAATGCTGAAATAAAAGCGTCAGCGTCCGCAGCAACAGAAGACCCGTCGGAACCTGTATATGCACCCACGCCCACATTAACGCTGGCTGATGCTTCCAAGTCCGAGCAAATTACAAAGCTAGAAGGATGGACTTTCGCACCATTCGGGAGCTTCATAACATTAGTAACATCCGAGGAAGTTAAAGCGTTCCCCGTAACTTGAGCATACCGATACATTACTACGCCCTCGGTATTAGGACTGTTCCGAATATTGCTATTAACGTTGGCATATTCGGTACTGTAATATGTAGCCATGATAAACCTCCGTTAATTAAGATTCGGTACAAGCAATTTCAACTACTTTTTCGTCCTCTACGCGACACGCCCCAAAGGACGCTTCAACGTAAACTTGGGTTGAGTAGTTTCTATCTGCTCGTTGTGAGATTTCGGTTCGGATATCAGAACCCATTGACAAACCAACGCCGTCCATAGCCCAAGCCATGACCTGACGGTTGCCGTTCGTGTCTGTCGTTAATCGTTGCGTTTGGACAACCTTGAAGCCCATGAAGGAGTCAACCTTGCCATCAACCAAAGTGCGCTGCGTGTTGTAATCTCCGCTTGTGATTTGGTTAATGCCTAAAAGGTCTTCCATTTGAGCGGCGGTTACCGCCAAACAACGAGGAATGTCTGGATCAACGTCTGCTTGGTCTAAAATCTTTTTAGCTTCTAAAATTTTAGCCAGAGTTAAACCAGCCGAACCGTGGGCAATTTTTTGCCCTGAAGGTAAGGCAATATTGCTCTCGGCATCAGTGCTTGAGACTGATACGGAGTTACCCAACATTTGTGAAATAATTTCATCATCAATCGCACGACCCATAGCCCAAAGCATGGATTCCATGTAGGGGCCTTCGAGTTGCAACATGGTCTTGTCTTTGTCGGCGGAATCAATTAAGTCCGCGACATTCCAATCCCCAAGCGAACAACGTCTGCGCGAATGCGGAGTCGAGATCAATGGGGTTGCTGCGTGTCTTGATGTGATTTGGGATGCTACAGTCGAACCAATTCTTTCCCAGTTGTCCGCTTTCCCTTTGATGCCTGTTTGGACGCGAACATGAGGTCGTAGCCGACTGCCTTTTTGCTGTGACAGGGCGATATAATCGTCCCGCCACTTCTGTACAAAACTGACAGGAATTTCTACTGACATGACAATCCTCCGATATAAGGAGGGAATATTTTTCGAAAGATTGTCCGTACCTACGGGTCTTTCCGTCTTATATGACCGATTAAGCGGTAGGTTTTACTACCATCCACGGGTCCAAACGGATTATCCGGTTACTGCAACTGCCTTCTTCCTCTGGTTTGCCTTTTTCTTAGGGACCGAGGGAGCTTTAAACCCAGCGCAAACGCCCCATGTTTGGTCTGCGCTTACCTGGGTTTGATAGTATTTGCATATTCCTTTATCGAAATGGGCGCAACCGCCACAAATGCAGTTTTCCTTTTCCTTCATTGGGTAGCCATTTGATAAAGTTTTCTAACATACTGGTGCGCCTCCTTATGCATAGGATTCATTGAATCCTTATAGGCGTTATAATATTTATGATTTGGATCGCTGCGTATTGCTTTGACTTCCTCCATTGCCGAATCGTCTGCTGGCGACCCGCCGGAAGTCTCGACTCCCTCGGCTGGCTTCGTCGCCTTTGCGATCTTCTCAAACATCTTTAACATTCCTAGGTTATTGCCAGCGTTGTCGTGTATCCATTTAACCGTTGCGTCGTCGGCAAATTCTTTTAACGCCCAATTTGAATTGGAAAGAAAGCTTTTATAACCTCCGCCGTATTCGTCTTTGATCTGGCGTAAGGTTTCGTCCATTTGTTCTTTCGCTTGGTAATCTTTGTTTTCGTTTAACTTCTCCCAGGAATCAGTTGCGCTAGCTTCCATCCGTTTCATAAACTGAGTCGTCTGGCGTTTTGATAACCCCAGTTCATGCGCCATCTTTAAGGCGTCTTTTGCTTGATCTTCGCCGAAAGGAACTTCACTTGGCATATCCTCAGATCGTTCATAGCCGTAGTCTTCCCATTTTTCTGGGCGTCCGCTTTTAGCGTAAAAGTTATTCCAATCCTCTTCGCTGGATTCTTCGCCAGGGATTTTGATGCGCTCGTTAAATCCCTTTTGCATATCAGCGTAGGACTTGGCGAAACCGTTAATGTCCTTAAACTTCTCAAAGTTCTTGGAGTATTCTTCCTTCAAACCCGCCTTCCATTCGGCGTTAGTCTCTTCCGGCTCTGGCGTTGTTTCGCTGGGAGCATCCCCCAACAAAGCGTCAAAGTTATCTTCCGATTCTGTAAATTCTTCGCTCATAAATCCTCAGTTTTTGGGTTTTCAATTCTTTCAATCGTGTTGACGATTGATAACACTATGCTGCGTTGCCCCTCCCAGAATGCCATCTGGTATGGGTCGCTACTAAAGTTCGATCTTAATAAATGGTTCTTCTTTAAATAATCTAAAACTTTCTTACCGTCGCCCGTATTGAATGCGCCATAGACTGCGTTGTCATATTCAATTAGCTTTTTGTTAATGATATCGCCTGAGATATCTTCGTTCATAGTTGGCCTGCCTCTTGTTGTCCTTGGTTAAGTTGCTCGCTCATCTTCCCAGCAACACCGAGAAAAGGAGCTATCTTGTTTACAGCCTCTGCGTCCTGTAATGTTTTTTCTCGATTTGTCGCTTCTTTTGCGGCTTCGTCTCTATTGACGCCGATTTCTTTTGCCTCTTTATCTTCTCGCATGATCTTAGCGGGAACGCCTAATAGTTCGGCTTTGCATTGGACTAATTTCTTGAAATCAACCATATCCAAAGCCCCAGGGTCAAACTGCAATAACGGCAACGTCGATTCGAGGAAAACATCAATCGCCTTGATAGGCTCCGCCTTTTGCGCCATAGCTAATGGGGATTTATATTCAATATCAAGCTCTTTAACGTTCGCCAGCATTGCGGGGCGTTGAGGGAAGTTCTTGTCGCGTTCCAGTTTTGAAAACAACCGCCCGATTAAAGGATGTAAGAGCTCCGTTGTGATTCGTCCAAAGGTAGAGCCTAGAAGCGTTTGCATTAATTCATAACGAACCATGACTTCACGCGCCGTCATTTTGTTTTGCTCTTGCTCTGGGAACTGGAGTTGATCGCTATAGAATATGCGCTTGATTGATTGGACTAGCTCGTCTTTCTTTAAGCTTGTGACTTGCCAACCGCCAGGAATTTGAGCCACCAAAGGCATTGGTGGCCTTGTAATATCTCGGACTCTTATGATGGAATTCGGAACGACTCGGAAGTTGCCCATATAGGTGTCGTCCTCAACCATTAATGGCGGGTCAATCAACTTACCCCAGGCTCTATTTTCCAAATGTCTGGCGTTGTTGAGGTTTTGAATATCGTGTATTGCGGTTCTTCCTGGGCCTCTTCCGTATTTTTCGCCAGAGCTTTTGGCCCAACGAGTAACGAAGAAAGGAAATTCTTGATAGCCTGTTTCTTCGACTATTTCTTTATGGTCTTTATCTATGACAATGTTGCCATAAGGCATATCCTTGGCGGTCTTCTTGGTATGAGGGTCAAAGTCTTCTCTTGGATATACCGCTTGCAGAAAGTTAAATTCCTTCTCAGGTTCTTCCTTTAATGCTTCGTGAATGTTCGGATGCAGCTTCTTAGGGTCAAACCTTTGGAATGCTTGCCGTGCCGTCTTCTTTAGTTTTAAAAATACTAAGTCAACCTCGCCATCGGTGTTCTCGCTAAAAACATAGGATTGGATCGGAATACTTTTAAACTTGATCGACTCGTAATTTCCGCTTATACCTCGGACGCCTTCCATGCTCATGCAAGCAGTACCAAAGCAGCCTAGATCAAGGAAGAACTCTTGAATTACCGTGTTAAAGTTTGAGCCATTAAGCATTTCGTACATTTTGTCCGAACATTGGTCCAGCCATTTCTGGATTTCAGTGTTGTATTCTGCGCTTTCGCCATAAACCTCTTTGTCTTTTTCGGGGAACTTGACGGTTAAATCAAACCAGCGCGAAGAGCCAGGGACTAATGACGCTTGCATCCTTGACGCTAAAAGTTCATTAGCATGAATTGCGGTTGAATCGAACGCATACGAATTAAGGTCCGCGCCTTTCTCGCGTTGTGTCGCAATGTTAGATTTACGAGGGAGGATTAAATCGCTTAAGGTTTGATGGTGATTTTGCCAATAAGCTTGGCGGTCAATCTCAAGCGAATCAAATCGCCTTATCCAATAATTTGCGGTTTTATCGTTTTCCATATCAGAAGTTTAGGAATCGCGCGAGGCTTGGTTTAAATAAAACAGGTTCGCTTTTAACGCCCTGCGGTCCTGTGGGATTTGTTGTCGGTGTTTTAGGTTTCTCTTTTGCCTTGGTCTTTGGCTTAGATTCTTGTTGCACCGCCTGCGGCTCTGGGGCTGTTGGCGGTTCTGGCGGAGCCTCAAAAAAGGTATCGGGTAAAGCAACGGGAGTTTCTGCGATTGGTTGAGGCTCGGTAATGGATTCGATGTCTTTGCGATATAACTCAAGGTCGCCTGCCAAAGAATCAAGAATATCTTGTTTTGGAACATGGCCCTCCTCAATGAGTTGCTTGAACCCTAGAATCGTTTGCTCTTTGACATTGACGTTAACGCGACCCGCTATCTCATGTAATCCGTCACTTGTGCTATCGTCTCCCTCTTGAGGGTTTTTGATTCTTGCTAATGCTAAGTTTTTGGCAAAGTCGGCATTTGCGTCGCCTGTAAAATGACCTGCGTTTTGGATGCCTAAGAATGATTCCCCTACCGCTTCCTCGCCTGCATGGATTGAAGGACCACCAAATGCTGCGCCAGCGATACCACCCAAGAACGAACCTATACCTGCGCCTATTGGACTACCAGCCGTTAAGGCAAAACCAATAGCCCCACCAATACCGCTACCAACATCTGTTTGTAATCCTTCTTCGCCCATTACTAGCTCGCTTAAGGTGTTGCCAATAAAGCCATAAGAAGCTCCGGTTAAGGCCGCACCGACAGTCGTGCCAGCAGTCCCTAGACTTGGAATAGTTCCAGGGTCGCTGGGAGGAAACATACCAGGCCCAAAAGTGCCAGGGGTGCCTGGAATAATTGTGCTCATCGTGCTGGCTATGGTCGCTTGGGTTGTGGCGGGTAAAGTTTTAATTAAACTTTGAGTTAACCCTAGCTGCGCGGCATCCATTAAAAGGTCGCCTGTTTTCTGCTGATAGAAAGCAGAGTTGGGGTTGTAGTCCTCTGCTGATATAAGGTCATGCAATTGGTTACCAATGCGGCGACCCTCTGGGGTTGCGTCCCAACGCTTGTCGCCTCCACCGCCAGCGCTAACTGGTTGCGTTGTGAATTGTGTTGGCTCTGGTTGCGATGTCAAAGGAGTAGATGGAACGGGGCTAGTCGCTTGCTCTGGTATAGGTGCGTAAGAGGGGGAAGAAGCTGGAGGGTTGAATGATTCTTGGACAGCTTGGGGTTGTGTCATTGGCCCAGGTGCAGAACGACCAGCCCCTAATAACGAGGTGCCTTGGGTCGGGGCTTCGGTTGATCCTTTAATACTTTGATAATAACCAGGATTAATTGGGACAGTACCACCTTCTTTCAATCGTTGTTGAGCATGAACATTTAAACGCCCAAACACTTCGGGCGGAACGTCTGCCATATTAAATTGAGACGCTTGGGAGCTAAAGAACCTATCCCGTGCTTGATTGCTTTGTTGTAGTTGAATAGCCATTAGTATGCGTAAACGTTAAAGTTTGAATCGTAACTCTCTGATTTTAAATATTGCTTGCCTCTCATCTCTGTAAGCATTCGACCTATTAAGCTGCAAGCGTCTACAATGTCGTCATGCTTCCCAGCAGGGAAGGCCATTATTTCTTTAAAGAATAGATCCAACCAATCAGCACCTTTAGGAATGAAAACTTTCCCTTGCGAAGCTCGGCCTCTGAATGCTTGCGCCCTGGTTGCTTTGTCTTTCGTTGAGCTATATTGTTGTCGGAAACAATAGCACCCTGTCTCTTGCATCTTCTTATCAATGAAAGGGCCCAAAGACTTGATAATTTGCCCATTCTCTTCTCCAAGCTGCATTGGCTTATAGCGGTTGATTAATCCGATTAATGCGTTAATCCATGTGTTCGTATCAACTTGCCCTCGGTACATATCGACAAGGTAGATTGAATCGTCTTTAGCTGATACGCCAGAAACCAAATGAACGGTGTAGTCTCCGCCGTCTGCCGTTACTGCATAGTCTGAAGTGATGTAGTATTGAATGTCCTTTGGGACTTCGTCGTAATAGCGGAACCAATCCCTTTCAAAATAACCGCCTGATTCTGGAGCTGGCTCTTGTTGGTACAACGCTGCCCAATCTCGTGGGCCAACAACTCGCTTGATCTTCGACAACTCTTCAATTGGATACCAATCAGGCCAAAGCGCGTGGTTGTTGTCGTCTATAGCTTTGAGGCTCAACACTTCCCAGTTATCTCCGCCATATTTCTGGGCGTCTAACAATCGCCCCGCAAGGTCGTCTTCATGCCATCGAGTCTGGATAAGAACGACTGCGCCTCCAGGCATAAGCCTTGTGTAAGCTGTTGATGTATACCAATCCCAAACTTTATTTCTAATGACTTGTGAATCTGCTTCTTCTCTGTCTTTAACTGGGTCGTCTATTAATAAAACGTTTGCGCCTTTACCCGTGATCCCTTTACCAACACCAGCCGCAACATAAGAACCGCCTTTGTCAGTGTTCCATCTTCCGGCGGCCTTGCTGTCAGCTCTAAGCGATACGCCGAAAAGGTTTTGATATGCTGATGAGTCAACGACGTTTCTAACATCCCGCCCAAATCCTTCACTCAATTCAGTTGCGTAAGAGGCTGCAATGATTTGGCCCAAAGGGTTACGGCCAAGGTACCAAGCGGGGAAACGCTTAGAAGCTAATTCGCTTTTCCCGTGGCGCGGAGGCATGAAAATCATTAACCGCTTGATATCACCACGCTCAACGCCCTCTAACTTTTCAGCTATTTGCCAATGGTGTTGGGCTGGAGAATAAAGGTCATTCGTGTACTCAGCGAAATTAATTAGGCTGTTGTACGCTCGAATCCTCTTCTGCGCTTCTAATTTCAGTTCCGCCTCGGAAAACTCGGCTAAAGAGTTCGTCATTAGTTAAATCCTTAAGACTGCGCTTAACTGCTATTTCGCCCCTCACCTCTTTAGGTAAGAGCCTCGTAACCATCTTATAAAACTCGCCTCTATTGTTGTCGCTCTTGGCTGCCCACTTGCGAAGTCCTTCCGTGCCTCCAAGCTGCTGATAAACATCAAGGAAGCTCTCTTTTAATGTTGTAAATTTATTCTTTGAGCCTTTACTCCTACCAGGGCCAGCACCTTGAATGCCTTTATAACCTTTACTTTTTTGTTTCATAATTGTTATTAAAACGAATCACGTTCTTTATTTTAGTAAAGTAGGGCTTCCAACTAACTCCCTCGTCTGTTTTATACATCGACGCCTCTTTGCTAAAATTGTATTCGTAAACTTGAGAGTTACCCGTGGTCAAAGCCTTCGCGCCGTATTTTGTCTCTTGAATCAAATTACAATCCCTTCGCCCTATCGGAAACCCAACCATAGGATGCGCGAACCAAACAATTTTGCCGTCATCCATATAAAATCTT